GTAAGAGAGGAAGTATATCGTCAAGAGAAAGAGAACAGTTGTGATTTATACACAGCAGTAGTTAGAGAAGATGACCATTTCAATGTTTACCAAGACGTCAAGGGTATGCTCATCGAAGAAAGTGTGGGTAAGTATCCGATTGAAAAGTCCCCGTGGCTCCCATTACGTTACACCCAGATTGATGGAGAGGACTACGGCAGAGGATTTGTTGAGGAGTACCTCGGTGACCTCAAGTCGTTGGAAGCACTTACAAAAGCGATTGTTGAAGGTAGTGCAGCAGCTGCGAAGGTATTGTTCATGGTCAACCCGAACGGTACAACAAGATCAAGAACTTTAGCAGAAGCACCCAACGGTGCAATCGTACAAGGTAGTGAAGCAGATGTATCGGTGTTACAACTTAATAAGTTCAATGACTTCCGTACTGCTCAAGCTACTATGGCTGGTATAACAGACCGATTAAGCCAAGCATTTTTACTGACATCTGGAGTAGTTAGAGATGCAGAACGAGTAACAGCTGAGGAGATAAGAATGCTCAGTCAAGAGTTAGAAGCTGCATTAGGTGGTCTATACTCTTTGTTATCTCAGGAGCTACAGCTACCCATCGTCAGTCGTTTAATGGATAGAATGTCTAAGAGTAAGAGATTACCTAAGATACCAAAGGACATCGTTAAACCTACTATTGTTACAGGAGTGGAAGCTCTTGGTCGTGGTAATGATCTGAATAGATTAGATATGTTCCTAGCTGGAGCGAACCAAGTAGTAGGACCACAAGCCGTCACTCAATACTTAAACGTTAGTGATTACTTCAAGCGTCGTGCTACAGCTTTGGGTATCGAGACGGAAGGATTGATTAAGACGGAGGAAGAAATTCAACAAGCTATGCAACAGCAACAGATGATGGAGATGGCACAGAAGCTCGGAGCACCCGCAGTCGGACCCGCCATCAACGCCGCACAGGAGCAGTACATGGCATCACAACAACCACCTCAAGAGGAATAACAAATGGCTGAATTACACCGAGTAGAGATTAATGAGAAAGCACCAAGCGAAATCGAACCAGAAGAGAGACAACAAACCGAAGAGGAACTACCGCAAGACCAAAGCGACCGCCCGGAATGGCTCCCCGAAAAGTTCAAGAGTCCGGAGGACATGTCGAAAGCATACGCCGAGTTGGAAAAGAAACTTGGACAAGCTCCTAAAGAAGATACGGAAGAGTCTGAACAAGTTGAAGAGAAAGCTGAGGACGACGAAGAACAAACTGAAGAGAACACTAGTGAAGCGTACAAAGCAGTTGCGGAGGCGAGTAAAGAGTTCTTTGAAAACGACGGCCAACTTAGTGAGGAAACTTATAACGCTTTAGAGAAAGCCGGATTACCCAGAGATTTAGTTGACAGCTACGCAGCTGGTCAGCAAGCATTGTTATCATCTGAAGAAGGACAAATCAAAAGCGTGGCTCAAGGCAACTACGATGCGATGGCTGAGTGGGCGAACGAGAATTTACCACAAGAAGAAATCGATGCTTTTGATGAGGTCGTCACCGGGGGTTCAATTTCGCAAGCTAAGTTAGCAGTTCAAGGACTGTACGCACGTTATCAAAACGAAGTAGGTGCAAAGCCTAAGCTTACACAAGGTGCAGTATCTGGTGTATCAACCATGCCATTTAAAAGTATGCAAGAATTAGCTCGTGCTCAATCTGATCCACGATATAAAAGTGGAGATAAAGCATATCACGAAGAGATTGACAGAAGACTTTCTGTGAGCAATATATAGAGTTGTTTATTCATTCATAAGGTATAGTGCCCCTAGTGTTGGTTTATTGGTTTGCTGACACTAGGGGTTTTTCGTTATGTTTAAGAACATGGCAACAGAGATAGGAGATAACGTACAGGTAAAAGCAAACCTTGCGTTCATGGCTAAAGTGATAGCTATAGTCGGAACTTGTGTTTGGGGATACTCTGTAGTGTGGAATAAGTTGATGGTACTGGATAGTAGCTTAGACCGTGTACAGCATGAGGGTACGTTATTAGGAGACTTGTCAGCACGGATGATGCACATCGAGAAGTTTGCAGAACAATCTAAAGTAGACCTCGATCATCTATTGGAAATGCAAGACTCACCTATAACATCTGACTTTCAACAGTTCGAAAGAATCAAGTATCTTGAAAAAGAATTAGACAGATTGCGTGACAAATTGGAAAATCATTTAATGAAAGGACAATGAGATGGGTGAATTACTTCTTATGCTTATTACGGGCGGCGGTAGCACTGCTTTTGGTGCGGTGCTTAAAGGCGGCTTTGGGATGTTATTTGAAAGTCGCAGGCAAAAACACGAGCTTGAGCTTGCGAGAGAGAGTAGGGCGAATGACAATTTTATTAGACTCCAAGATAGTTTGGCTAAACAAGGTACTTCAGAGTTTACCTCCTTTAGTCGTCGTATCATTGCTTTTATGGGGGTTGGTACTCTTTGCTTGTGCGTCTTGCTCTGCACCGTCTTCCCTCAAGCAGAGTTTCTATCAATCACAAACGCAAGTGGAGAGGGTAGAACGGAATGGTTCTTCGGCCTCCTTAGTTACCCAGCCAGTCAAGACCCGATCTACATTTCTTCTGGACACTTGGCCTATATGGGGCACACAGCTCTATGTGGAATCTTGGGGTTTTACTTCGGACCATCCCCTAAAAGATAATTAACTTTATAGGCCAGACCAAATGTCGGTGTTGTTATTAAATTTACGCCGATTCCATCTAGCTGGCACGACTTGTAAGTTTAATGGGTGATGCAGTCCGCCTTTTGATAACGGAACTATATGATCCACTTCAAAAGGTATTTGTAACTTTTTAGAAACTCTAGCTGCGTGTGTGTATATCTGTTTTATTTCACCCAACTGCTCTTGTGTAAGCTCCTCTAAAGATTTAGCTTTTACAGCTCGTCGTTTACCCTCATTGGCTGCCCTATTACCTTTGTTATTTTTAGCCCATTCCTTTTTATAAGCTGCCTCTTTTTCTTTGTTATTCTTCTTCCACTTTTTGTTGTAAACGGCTTTTCGGTCTTTATTGCTTTGCGTCCATCTTTTACTTTTATTTCTTCTAATTTCCAAACCTTCTTCGGTAGCCCAGTATTCCCTATCATTATCAATGTGTAAATAAACTACACCACTAACAAATGGATGCTTGTCCCCTCTTTTGTAAGTACCCCTCGGATTCCCTGTCTGGACTAGCTTTTGGTTTACCCTTCCTTTGTGAGCACCGTTTTGATATATAAAATCATCAAGAGGCATCTTCATAGATAGTCGTAAGTTAAGATAGCTCAAGGTTGACAGTCAAGAACTTTTCCTCTTTACTAATAGATAAATTTAATCGACAACTAGCAACAACTAGTCCCTCGACCCGCTGCGGCGGACAATCCTGTGAAGACGAAAGGTGTGAAAGTCACTGGTAATCAAACACATATTCACAATTAATTAACATAGGAGATCATATATTATGGCAAACGGAAATACTTCCCCCAGTCGTGTAGGTCTTATTGAAGGCGGATCCGATAACGATGCGTTGTTTCTCAAGAAGTTCAGCGGAGAAATCCTGCAAACCTTCGAAGAGTCTAACGTCTTCAAAGCACTACACACCATCAGAACAATCGAGAACGGTAAATCAGCTCAGTTCCCAGTAACTGGTATCGCTTCTGCTGCTTACCACACCCCCGGTGAAAACATTGCCGACGGTGGAAACAGCTACCTCAGCGACATCAAGAAAACTGAGAAGATCATTAACATCGATAAGATGCTTATTGCTTCCACTTTCTTAGCTAACATCGACGACGTAAAGAACCACTACGACATCCGCAGCGTTTACGCTAACGAGTTGGGTAAAGCTCTTGCCGTCCGTTTCGACACTGCTCTTGCTAAAGTGTTCATGGCAGCTGCTCGTCAATCCGCTAACTTGTCTCAAGTAGGAAAAGCAGGTGGACAGCTCGACATCCCTAACAACGACTTCTCAGCTCCCGGCGTTGCTGGTACTCCAGCTTCTTTCACTGGTGCTGATTTAGTTGCTGCTTTCTTCACCGCTGCTCAAAAGCTCGACGAGAATGACGTTCCTTCGGACGGTCGTTTCTGCGTTCTTCGCCCACAAGAGTACTACAAGTTAGTAACTGGTGCTGACAGCTCCAACAGCTTCAACCTTCTGTCTGCCGTTAACGCCGACATCGGAGGTCAAGGAAGCATCGCTCAAGGTACTGTTCCTCAAATCGCTGGTATCAGCATCTACAAATCCAACCACATCCCATCAACTGACCTCAGCGGAACTTCTTCCGGAGACGGAGCTTCTTCCAATGATGTATTCGGTATTAATGGTGTTGGATACAATGGTGACTTCCGTAACAGCTTCGGGATTATCTCCCACTCTGCTGCAGTTGGAACCGTTAAGTTGCTTGATCTTGCTACCGAATCGGAGTATCAGATCGAGCGTCAAGGTACGTTGTTTGTCGCTAAGTATGCTATGGGTCACGGAGTTCTCCGTCCTGAGTGTGCTATCGAACTAGTAGCGTAACGCTCTTCTCTCGGTGTTGGGGAGGTCTGTGATTCGTTCCGCTCCCCTCCACTGATTATTTTATCTATACTTATCATGGCTCTGACGACTAAACTAAATGCAGTAAATACAATGATCAGTGTTATCGGGGAAGCCCCGGTTAATACTCTCGGAGGTACAGCCGTTCCTGTATCAGTCGTTCAAGCAGAAGCAGTCCTCGACGAAACCAGTAGAGCCGTACAGTCAGAGGGTTGGCACTTTAATACGGAGCACGAGTATACACTTACTCCTGATGCTTCCACGTCTAAGATTAACTTACCAAGCAATACGCTTCGAGTAGACTTAGACCCAGAAATTTATACAGACAGCGATCCAGTACAACGTGGACTTTTGTTATACGACAGAAAGAATCACACGGATGTATGGACTAAAGAAGTGAAAGCTTCGATTACTTTTGAGTTAGCATTTACAGATATGCCTGAGCAGTTCCGTCACTACATAACAGTTAAAGCTGCTCGTATCTTTGCTAATCGATTCTTAGGAAGCAGAGAGATCGAAGGGTTTGCTTTGCGGGATGAGATCGAAGCGAAAGCACGGGCGATTGATAGCGACTCTGAAAATGCAGACAGAACTATCTTTGACCACTACAGCGTACTAAGAGTATTAGACAGATAAGAGATGCCTCTGTTAGTAAACAGTGTACCGAATCTCGCACAGGGCGTATCACAACAGCCTGACAATCTCAGGTATCCCGGTCAGTGTGACGAACAAATAAATGCTTGGGCTACTGTTGTTGAGGGGTTGGTTAAAAGACCACCTACTACATACACAAAGAAGATAGACAGTAGTGATCCCGGTGCTAACTTATTCACACACTTCGTAAAGAGAGATGAAACGAATAAGTACTGTGTTGCTGTATCTTTAGGAGGTGTAGGTGTTATTGATCTTGATACTGGAAATAATATACCAGTAACTACTACTGCTACAGCTACTAGCTATCTTAGCGGTATAACAAACCCACTGAAAGACTTACGAGCATTGACAGTAGCTGACTATACGTTCCTTGTTAATAACAAAAAGACGGTAGCTAAAAACACAACTGATCTAAGTAAAGTACCTGAGGATGAAGCTATCATCTTTGTTAAGTTAGGAGATTATAATAAAGCTTACAGTATATACATAGACGATAATTTAGTTCCGTTATCTAGTGCTCTAGCCGCTAATCCACACGCATACACACAGCACGGTTTTGAACCTGCTACTTATATCAGTGGTGGTAGTAGTACAGCTAAGTATGCAGACACTGGTTATAT